CTACTGCCACTACAACTACCACCACAACCACGACCACCACGACCACCACGACCACGACAGTTCCACCAGCCACCACAACGACTGAAACCACCTATACACTGCCTCCAACTACGACAGTTTTTATAAATACAACAATTCCGCCGTCTACCCTCAAACCCCCAGTAGAAAATGAGCCTGAGGCTTCTACAGACCCTTCTGTACCCGATCTAGAGCCAGGAGACAACACAACGCAATCAGGGACAACAACAACAATTCCAAAAGAATCCACCACAACGACGCTTCCTGAAAAAACATCACCTGGAACAAAACCAACATCCACGACAATTCCAAAAGAAACTGAAGAAGAGTCCACAGAGCCCGAAAAAAAGGAAGAAGAAAGTTCATCAACCACATACCCTAATAATACCAGCCCTTTGGATGATGTTGACAACCTGCCAGAAGATGCTTCTGTTAAAGAAATTGCAGAAGTTGTTGATTCTCTTTTTGAAACCGATGTTACAGATGAACAACTTGAAAAGGCCTTGGATAAAGTTTTTGAAAATGCTTCGGATGAAAAAATAATAACATTAATAGAAAACATTTTAGAAGATGAAATTAGTGATGAGCAATTTGAAGCTGTAATTAATGCAGTTTTTGATGAGCCGGTATCGGATAAAGTTGTAATTGAAACATTTACTGCTATTTTAAAAACTGAAATAACTCCAGAAAAATTTGAAACAGTTATAAATGTACTTGAATCTGATGTAATTTCTACAAAACAAGTTGCTGAAGTTGTTAATTTAATTCTTGAACAAGAAGATGGAATTGATAGTGAACAAGCAACAGATCTTGCAACCAGCTCTAAAGTTTTGGAAAGTATTGATGAAGAACAAGCAGAACAAATTTTTGACTCTATAGTTGTTGAAGAAGTGTCACTAGAAGACGGCATAGCAATTGTGGAAGCCATTCAAGAAGCTCCGTTAGAAGTGAAAGAAGCATTTGAAGAAGAGATAAATGTATTTGAAGGCGTCTTTGACAATTATATTCCAGTGGGTTCGGCAGTGGATGTTAGTGATCGTAGATTGCTTATTGCTGCAGCTGCTGCCGTGGCAACTGTCGCAGCGAATACTGTGTCTGGAAGTACTTCGCCAAGTAGTTCTGGTGGTGGCGGTTCAAGCAGTAATTCCAACGATGCTGCAAGAAAAGAAGAGGAAGAAGAAATGGCTGGTGAAATATCTGGCGGAAATGATGACGATACGGATTATGCTAAAAATAGCATTTACAGGTATTATATTATACAGGGTATAGAAATGAAACAATTTGATTGGTTAAATTTTGTTAAAAAACTATGGGATATTACTGCCGGTATTGCATTTACTATTGCCGGTAGCGTAGTTGTGTATTACACTCTTTCTGGTATTACACAAACAATTGCTTTAATTTCAACAATAGTTGCTTGTATAGTTCATTATATTCACCAAATATTTAAAAACGACACTAATTAATTTACTTTTAAGTCTATATGAAGTATACTGATAGTTGGCACTAATGGGTGTCAGGAGGATGATCCATGTCTAGTTTGTTAAGTGAAAGTAATAAAAAGATGTTAGCGTCTTATGCTCGGTCTTGCATTGGTGCAGGTCTTGCGGTATATATGACGGGAAACACAAATCCAAAGGATATTGGCACAGCGGCCCTTGCAGCTCTTGTTCCAGTTCTTATGCGATGGTTGAATCCAAACGATTCAGCTTTTGGTCGCAGTAAATAATATTAATTAAGAGGTCTACATGGGTAGAGTCGAATGGGATATTGTTGTTCCAGTTAAATTACCAATTAGTTTAAAAAATGTAGACCCCGGCAAGCTCCACCCATCGCTCCTCCGTAAAATTCCTCAAGGTGGTCAATTGCACTATCTGGCGGCAGATGCATGGAATGCGATGGTGGATGCTGCTAAAGCAGACGGTATTGAATTAAAACCTACAAGTGCTGGCGATACTTATAGAAGTTATGATAGCCAAAAGATTGGTTTTTTGTCTAGATATCAATTAGAGCCAATTACAAATCAAAGTACAAAAACATTTGAAGGCAAAACTTGGTATCTTAAAAAGGGTATGGCCGCGATGGCGACACCAGGCAAGTCTAATCATAATCTCGGAATTGCTGTAGATATTCACTCAGCAGGAGATAACAAGCGTATAAAATGGCTGATTGCCAATGTTCGTAAATTTGGCTGGAGCTGGGAAGTGGTTCCAAGCGAACCCTGGCATATACGCTATACAGAGGGTGATCAAGTTCCACAAGCGGTTAAGGATTGGCTTGTACTTAATCCAAAGCCAGCAAGTATGTTTGGAACTTACGCGGAACAGAAAGCCTCCGCCGAAGCAAAAGCTGCCGCAGAAAACGCCCCTGTTGTTGTAGAGCAATCTGTTATAGATCAAAAAGAAATTTTAAAAATTGGGTATAAGGGCAAATTAATTAAAGAGGCACAAAGGTTATTGACTAAACATGGTTTTGCTTGTAGAGAAGATGGTGATTTTGGTCCAAAAACTCAAAACATTGTAAAACAATTTCAAAAATCCAAATCTCTTCCTGAGACTGGAGAAGTTGATAAACCAACATGGGTAGCATTGCTCTCTTAAATAATTTGATATAGAATTAGACAGGAGTAATTATGCCAGGAACTAGAAATATCGAGATTTATCAAGGTGATAATTACTCTCACCAGTTGACATTAAAAGACAGTGCAAATGCAGTTATCAATATAACTTCGCGCACATATGCTGGACAAATAAGAAAGAGAAGAACATCTACTGCTATTACTAGTACATTTGTAACACAAATAACGGATGGCGCCAACGGAGTTGTTGTATTTTCTCTGCTACCAGCAGCAACATCTAATATTGTAGCTGGGAGTTATGTATATGACTTTCAAGAAACAAACGGCGCCGTAGTAACAACTTTATTAACTGGGACGGTAACGGTTACTGGTGAGGTGACAAGATAATGGCTGATTTAACCACAATTCAAATACAACCAGCTTCTATTTCTAATGTATCTCAAATTATACAAACTACCGTTTTAACACAAAGTAGTGGTACAATTAATTTAGCGAGTTTAAGTTTAAGCAATACGGCTCCTGCTGATGTTGCAAGAACAGCAGGTGTTGGCTCCAGTAATGTAGCCGCTAGAGCTGATCATGTACATAGCGCTGCGGATTTATTGTTAGACGGAGGTAATTACTAATGGCAAATACACTAAGGATTAAACGCAGAACATCTGGCGCGGCTGGTGCTCCAAGCACCATAGAAAATGCAGAATTGGCGTTTAATGAAGTAGACGATGTTCTTTATTATGGCGAAGGCACGGCTGGATCTGGTGGCTCTGGTACTGCTTTGGCCATTGCGGGTCCGGGTGCTTTTACAACATTAACCAGTGCTCAAACATTGTCGGGTAATAAAACTTTTACTGGAACAGTTATTGTTCCTACACCGTCTTCGGGAACTCATGCCGCAACTAAATCATATGTTGATAGTGCTATTACAGGTGTTGCCACAACATTTACAGTTGCTGGTGATACTGGAAGCCAGACAATCACAAGCGGTACAGATACCTTAACAATTTCTGGAGGCACGGGTCTTACATCGGTTGCAAGTGCAACCGATACAGTTACAATTAACCTTGACAACACGGCGGTTACGGCTGCTGCATACGGCGCAGCTGGCTCTGTTGCGACATTTACAGTTGATGCTCAAGGTCGTTTGACTGCCGCAGGTAGCACGACGATTTCAATTACAGCGTCTCAGATTAGCGATAGAGCGACAGCTCTTGTTACTGGCTTAACTGGTACTACAAATCAAATTGCTGTTTCTGGTTCTGGCGTTGGTGCAGTAACACTTAGCCTTCCGGCGAATGTAACAATTCCAAATAATCTTGTTGTTACTGGAGATTTGACTGTTCAGGGAGATACAACGACACTTAATACATCAACTCTTGTTGTTGAAGATAAAAATGTTGTTTTAGCAAATGTAGCAACGCCAACAAATGTTACAGCAGATGGCGCTGGCATTACAGCCAAAGGCACTACCGATAAAACATTTAACTGGGTTGATGCCACTGCTGCTTGGACATCATCAGAGCATTTAAATCTTGCATCAGGAAAAGTTTTTAAAGTTGCAGGAGTCACTGTTCTTAGCGGAACAAATCTTGATAATGTCGCTGTTGATGGTGGCACTTTCTAAAGGAGCCGTATGGCTAACATTATAAAGATTAAAAGATCAGGCACGGCAAGCGTTGCTCCTTCTGCTAGCGCCCTAGAGTATGGAGAGCTTGCAATTAACTACGCAGACGGTTTAATATTTTATAAGAATGCAAGTAATGCAGTAGTAGCTTTTGACATAAGTGGAGTCTTCAACATTCAACAAATAGATAATAATGTTTCTGCTCTTCAAGTTGAAGTTGCAATGCAAGCGTTTTAAGGCGTAAAACCTAATTTCTGGTACAATTGAGTATTATGGATGATGTCAAAATTAATACAAGTAAAACACTTACATTGACACTTCCTAGCGACCCGACTGGAAACGTTGTTTCGGTTAGCCTATATCACGAATTGGGATCTCTTGTTTCCGGTCCGACTAATGCAACAAGGACAAGTGCCGGTGTTTATACGATTACATATGGGCAACAAGCATCTGGTATTTACATTTTAAATAGCGCTGGAAAGCATAAAGCTGATTTTACTTATACGATGTCGGGTACATCATATACCCAGTCACAACATATTAATGTGTATACGCCGTATGCAGATATAGATACATTCTTTACAGATCATCCAGATTTAGAAAACGATTATTACGAAAAATTTGATAAGATGGAAAAACGAGTGCGGAATATTATTAATACATTTTGTGGTCAATCATTTGATTACTATCCAAATAAATATATTGAAATTTCAGGCTCGAATAAAAGAACACTACATCTTCCGTATCCCATAAATACATTAACAAAAATTACTGTAAATGTTGGAGATGAAGATCAAGTTGTTCTTCATGATTCAACTAATGCAACTCTCAATAACGTAGAGAAATGCAAAGAACCTCATAATTTTAATTCTACCTACTACATTCAATTTAAAAGATCATTCTTGGATAGCCTAATTACAACTATAATATCTTCAAAATTTGATGAAGATGATGATTATAAAATTGAAGGAAGTTTTGGCTGGGATTACGTGCCAGATAATATTATTCAAGCAGCAGATTTATTGTTGGAAGATATGATGAATAATGATTCTGATTTTAGAAGACACGGTATAAAATCTATAGATATGGATGTTCTTAAATACGACATTAAAGATGACTTCTATGAATCTACCGGTAACATTGATGCTGATGTTTTATTGATGGATTACACATTATTTGTAATGGATTATGTGGTCTAAATGTCTAACAAAACGTTTTTTCGTTT